GACAGTTTGGATATAAAAATAGACGCGGAAAACGAAGGAGAAGTCGGAGAGATAATGGTTAAAGGCGAAAATGTTATGTTAGGGTATTATAAGAACCCTAAAGCGACAGCCGAAGTCTTATCAAAAGACGGATGGTTAAAAACGGGAGATTTGGGAGTGCTTGGCGAAAATAACAGAATATTTATAAGAGGAAGAAGCAAAAATATGATATTAGGTTCAAGCGGACAGAATATTTACCCCGAAGAAATTGAAAGCAAATTAAACGCTATGCCTTATATAACGGAATCTTTGATTTTAAGCAGAGAAAATAAACTTCATGCTTTATTATATTTGGACGGAGAAAGAATTAAAGAAGAAAATTTAAGCGAAGAAGAAATTAAAGCGAGACTCGAAAATAATAGAATTGAAATTATTATTAACATTATTATCATTTCTTATTCCTCCCTCATTTGACATAATTTTGAAAATATTGTATAATTTGCTTATAGAAATTGGTTTAGTTCCGCTAGGAACCGTAGTCAATTTCTTTTTTTATTTAAAACTTTTAACAGTTCATTATTTCTTTTAAGAATGATTTTTTCAATCCATTCTCTTCTTCTAAATATATCAAGTACTTGTTTAATTGCTTCTGAATCTTCCATTTTCGAATAAGTTAAATCAAGAATAAAAATGCTTGATTGATTTTTTTTGTCTTTTACAGCTGTATCTAATGTTCTTTTACCATTACCTCTAATTGTTTTTAATTCCCATACCTCTTTATTATTAATTTTATAATCACCTAATTTTACACTATCATCTTCTGATATATTTGGTAAATATTCAACATCAAAATGCAAATAATCTTTTATCCATTCCGCAACAGGAATTTCATTAAACTCATGTATTATTTTATTCTTATCATTTACATAGTATTTTTTACCTCCAATATCAATAAATTCTGCATCTTTTATAGTTCCAGTTTCTTTATAGTTAATATTATTTTTTACATTAATAGTGTCATCATAACAATATTCACTTTCTAATGTAGTGCTAGATATTAACATTTCTTTTTTATTAACCCAATCATTTTTTATTTTACCATACATTTGAATATTAATTGAAGATATAGAACCTTTTTCTAACCTATCAAATCTCTTAATATTTCTATCAATATAATTTAATTCTCCATTAGTTAATTCATTTATTCTATTATTAATCCAATTAACATCTTCTTCATACTCTTCATCAGTATAATTTTCAATGTCATCTACTTCCGGATAATATGTTGTCAAACCATGTCTACAATTTGGATGTAAAAATCCTTGGTTCATAGCATCACTTAATAGCATATACTTGCCATCTTTTTTAGTACCACCAGAATAAACATCATCAATAAATATATGTTTTTCCCATTTTTTACAAATAGGACAAGCACCACCATGAGACGTTGCTTGAACTAATACTCTACCTATTGATTTTCTAAAATCACCTTCACCCATTAATTGTGCTCTTAAATTCGCAGTTCTAACAGCCATTTGACAATAGCTAGCTATATTAACTCTTCGACCATTTTTATATTCTATACAATTTAATCCACTACTTAAAAAATCTTTATTTGCTTCATCAATAGCCAATTTAGTTTTTTGTAGCTCAGTTAATTCTTTTGTTGCCATTCTTGATGCTTGCTTTTCAGTAAACACACCATTTGCTACAAAAAAAGCACTTTTATGTATGACTTTTCTATATTGGTCATTTGACATTCGTAATACAGCAGTATTTGCTGTTTTTAAATCATTATTAACAACTTTTATTAAAGCATTGACCTTTCTATCATTTGTTCTAAAAAAACTATGGTTCATTATTTTATTAGGTTTTAATGACTTACCCATAACTTTGTTATATTGTTTAATAGCATTAATAGAACCTTGCTTTAGTTCTTTTTTTAAATGATTAGATATTTCTTTATGAAGACTATTAGTATAACCACCAATAATATCTTTATTTTCTCTTTGATAACGTTTTAACTCTTTTAATTTTTCTGCTTGCCATTGTGAATATTCAAATCCAATATTTTTTTCTTCTTTTAAATGTCTTTGATAATTTCTTTTCATAGAAGATATCAATTCTATTTCCATTTTTTCATATAATATTTTTATATCATAATCATTCATTAATTATCACTACTTTGAATTATTTTTATATCAGAGAATTTGCAATTAACTGTTGTTGATACTGTATTATCTTTTTTTTCAGTAAAATTTACCCTTTCACTACCATCCCAATTTGAAATATTAAAATATGTAATATTTTCATATGTTTTACCATCATATTTGATTTTTAAACCATTAATCGGCTTTTCTTTACTTTCCATCATTATTATCACCTACTTTCAATAGTTCTTTATTCTCAATTAAATCTATATCTTGATTAACAGATGGTTCTTCCATTTCTACAATGCCAGTTTCTTCTTTTATTCTTTTAACCTCATCTTGTTTCCATTTTTCATCTTTAGTATCTCCATACAATTCTTCAACACTTGTTTCTATACTCATAATATTATTTAATTTTGCTTTTCCAATAGTTTCAACTTGTGCTTCAAAAGACGGATTAGCATAACCTCCAAAACTAGGTACTCCTCTTGTTTCTATTATTGGTTTATTATTAAAGGTATCATAAACTTTAAAAGTAATATCAACTATATCATTTATTGATTTTGTTAATACCTTTATAATTTGATTTCTTTTATAAAGTGTTGTTTTTTCTTTTTCTCTAGTAGCTTCTGCATTATCTATTTTCTTTGTATCAATACCTAATGTACTTGGACTAATTAATCCTGTTAAACATTGATCTAATGCAGTAATATAAGTACTTAATAATGCATCATGTTGTATTTTTCCTTGAGTTGTTTCAATTTTACTTTTAGCATCTTCATTTATGCTTTCTTCTACTGAAATAAAATCATTATCTAAATCATTGCCTCTTAATAGCAATCCAGTCTCTGGATCTCTTGGCAATAATGTTTCAGGAATATATGTTTTAATTTGACCTTTTCTTAATGCTAGCATCCATTGTGACCATACTTCATCAAAAGCATCAAAATTGTCTAGTTTTCCATCAAATAGAGATTTGCCTCTGCCAACAAATTTCTTTGACTTTCTGAACATCACAGGCAATGCCATCATAAACTTATTTGGGTTTGTTACTGTTTTATATTTATTAACCAATTCTGGATAATCATCTATTCTACATTCTTTACCTTCTTTATTTATTAGTTTATAAGTTATATCTTTCTTTGAATATCTTTCAAGAAGTGTATAGCTTTGCTTATTAATATTTTTTTTGGTTTTAAATACAATGGCTACAAGTCTGCCTCTTTCATATTCAAAATCAACTCTTGAGCCATCATAATACTCAATGATTGGATACTCGCTTATATCAGTATCAACAGACCACTTAAATGCTCCATCTCCACATACTAATGCTCCTACAACTGCATCTCTCAACAATGATTTAGGATTATTTTCTTCAGCAATCTTATTCCATTCTTCTTGCCTTTCTCCAGCCTCTATTTTGTCTAAGTCATCAGTTGATATGTCAGCTAAAGTATCTACTATCATTGAAGGTAGTCCAGTATGTATTTTTCTGATATTCATACCTATTGTAGGTTTACTACCCCAAAAGTGTTTATTCCCAAGCTTATCATTTAATTGTTCATAAAGTTGTTGTATCTCATTAGGATCGCCTCTATACCATATGTTGTTGATAAATGCTTGGCTTTCAAAGTTATTAAGTTGTTCAATATTAAGTTGTATCGCACTAGGGCTCTCAATTTGTAACCAATTTCTTATCATATTTTTCATCCATCCCATCTGTATCACTCCTCTGTGTCAGCATCTTTTATCATTTGTTTTATCATTTCCCAGTTACCAATTAATTTTTTAAATGGTAACCATGCATATTGGCAGCCTTGTATATGATGGTCATTTCCATCCTCTAATTGGCCATCTTCGGTATAGCTATACGTATTAGTTTCGCCAATATAATCTTTGCATGTTTCCACAATTAAAAAGTCCATGGTATTTAACCAGGACTGTTGTAATTGAACTCTCGTTAGGTTCTTTGTCTTTTTCCATGCACCTTCAAATATATAAATGCATCCAGTTTTACGTTTGTATTTCTTCGCTTCAGCTATTGTTCCAGCATCCGCACTATCTATAAAAATGTACCTAGCAAATCCCCATTTGCTTTTACATTTTTCAGCAAAATTAATTAATTTAGGTATAACATCACTTGGAGCAAAAGGTATTTCTCTGTCTTTATTGTTATATCCTTCTTCTTCCAATAAAATACATTTTCTGTCATCGGTTATACCAACAAACTCAAAGGTAAGTTTATCGTGTGATTTCTTAGAGTAAGATGTATCGCACCCTATAGCAAATCTGATGAACTTTCTTTTCTTTTTAGGCTCTTTTTCTTTCCAATCGTCAAACATTGCTTGTTTTTCATTTATGATATGTTTTTCAGCAATTATATTGAATACAAGGCCTGTTGATTTTCCTCTTAATCCTTGAATTTTGTTTTTATATAATTTAGTACCGACTGGCACAGATTCTATTATTTGTTTCTTTTTTTCTTCGGTTAAACTTAAGTTGTGATTAAATGTGAAATACCACCAAGTCCAATCAGCAACCTGTGTTTCATTCAACATTTTTAATAATTCTATCGGACCATCATTCT